TTTTCGTCTCCGAATGCTGCATCCTCTTCTTCATTGATGTCTGCTACCTTAGTATAGTCAGTTCCAGCTTGCTCTGGTTTACCACTATCCTTTGTTACACCTACTGATAAATCAGTATCTGCATCATAGTTAGGAGTTGCACCAGGAGTTTCAGCGTATCCACCTTCAACTTTTGAACCGATTCCATCTGAATCTAATTCCTCATCCACTTGTTCTGCATCATCTTCCATTTCAGCCTCTTGTCTCATCTTTTGTGATAAGATAGATTGTAAACGTGGAGTAAATGCTTCTTCAAGTGCCAATTTTGCGTTTGCTAATGCAGTTTCTTTTACAGCTTTTGCATCCGCGATTGCTTCTTTTAACAATTTTGAATTTGCCATTTAATTTTTTTGATTTACTTGTGAAGTTATTGAATTCAACTCCAATGATATTATGATGATTGTTCGGTCACGCCTTATAGAGAAGGGTATTCATTAATCAACAATACTATTTAATCCCATATGAGACGGGATATTTTGATAATAAGTATAGTATTTTTTAGAAAACTAAAAAAAAAATCCCAAATTTCTTTGGGATTCTTAATATTTTTTTGTATTTTTATTGATGATTAACCAATTTATATTTAGTTTTATATAATAAAGATACAACAGTATCAATATCATTCTGTATCCAACTATCTTGCAATTTAGGATTTGTTCTTAATTTTGCAACTAAATTGCATAAGGTTTCGAAATATTTAATAATGTTTTTAATATCATTATTTTTATCCAAAGTTCCGATTCCTGAAATTTGAATCAAACCTTCTTTACCTTGGTATGCTTCGACTAAATCATCTACTAATCCACCAATTGCTTCATAATACTCACCTAATGCAACGTGTGCCGAATGTGAGCCAATTCCTTTAACTCCCCAATGAAATGAGTGAGCTTGTGTTCTACTTTGTAATAATAATGATGCTAATTCTTCCATTATTTAATCGTTTTACATTCTTTACATTCTCTCAATCCCAATCTGCTTTTCATAACATCTTCGGATACATCTGCAATTTCAAAATATCTTCCTAAAACATGCCCCATATCTTCATATAGAGATTCTAATCTTTGTTCTTGTGCTTTTGCTTCAATTGCTTCTTTTTCAAATGCAGCTTGTAATTTCTTTAATTCACCCATATTACGTTTAATCGTAACTCTATCGAACCAATCACCACCTTCTCTCAAAGTATATTCTTGTGCCGCATCTGCAATACCACCCAAAGTTTCAGCAACTTGTCTAATATCAGATTTTCTTGCCATTCCTTCTCTATGTTGTCCATAGGTAGAAATGATTTCTAAGAAGTGTCTTTTTAATTCAGTTGGGAGTTGTTGTAACTCGTCTGATTCTTTAAGTAAATCTTTTAAACGTATCATCTTATTTTTTTAATATATCGTTTTTCTTAATTTGCTGGATGTATCGCATCATTTCTTGTTTATCAATTCCCATAGAATCGATTACTTTTGCCAATACAAGCATTTCTTTTTTACGATTAAGGTTCATTCCCTTAATTTGAGATACCATTTTTTCCAAATATCTATCTACTGCTTGTGGTAAAGTTGTATCTAAATCTTCTAATGATTCTTTAACTGCTTTCTTTTCGTTGATAGGTTTGCCAGGTACTAAGTCTACTAATTTCATATTTGTTAGTTTAATTCTATGATAATTTCTCTCATTAAATCTTGTGCTTTGCAGAACTTTCCACATTCTTCTGCAATCTTTGCCCATTGTTTTGATTCGTTCATCGGAGCCATAAATGCTCCATGTGTTGATGGGTTAGATACGAAATCCCAACCTACCAATTCAAAATCTTCCTGAACCATTAAAGTTCCATCGTTTAATTCTTTTACTGAACCTAAACCTCTTGATGAAATACCTAAACGGATATTGTTTTTTAATAATTCTCTTAAAATGTTTCCTGATGGAGTTGAAAGAATTTCTACTACACCACATACATCATCACCTTCCCAATAGATTTCTCTAATGTTGTGTGATACATTCTTTAAGTTAATGATTGGAGAATCTGGATGGTCTAATTCACCTAATGCTCTTCTTTCTTTAATAAGTTGTTCGTATTTCTTACACTCTCTTTCTAAGATTTGCTTTGGGTATCTTCTATGATTTTGGTTAGGAGCACCTGCTCGTTGTAGAACACCTTTAACTAAGTAAGTTCCATTATCTTGCTCTACCATTTTGGCTTCAAACAAGTGAGTTTCTATTAGTAATCCTTTGTTCATTATTTTAATTTTAAACTTCTCTGTGCATTAGTTAAACCATCAATAATTGATTGTAATCCTTTTTTAACACCATCAGTATCTCTATCTTTAACTCTTTTATCTAAAATTTTTGTATTTGCTTTTAGAAAGTTAATGATTGCGTTTTCAGTTGCACCCCAATTAATATCTTCTTCATTTATAGATTCATCTGCTTTTTTACCAGCTCTTAAATCTGCTAAATCTGAACCCTCAATCTCACCATCACCATCCACATCTAATTTCTTTTGTCCCGCAGTTAGTTCTGCTTCTTTTACAGATTCGTTTCTTTTAGAATGAAAATATTTAGCAAGATATTCTAAATTAGAAATTACATCTTTTAACATTTTTTCCTCTTTTGAACCTAAATCTTCATCTCTTAAATATGCCGATAAAACTGCATAAGCACCTTGAACAAATTGGGATGGATTATCACCTCTAACAGTATATCCTTCTTTAACTACTTTATATTCTTTTAATCTACCTTCTGATTTTGCTTTGTATGCCGTATCTACTGCATTAAAGAATTTCTTTTTCTCATCATCAGACATATCTGCAATAGATTTACCATATTTGTCTAACATATGTTTGAAAAGTTGTTGGTAGTCTTGCTCCTCTCTTACAACTTGCTTAACGAATTCTCTTAATTGATTTAATTTCATTGTTATAGAATCTTATATATTATATAAATATGATTATTTCTTCTTTTTAGTTTTAGATTCCTTAACAACTGTATATCCAGTTAAATCTGCTTGCTTCTTTCCTTTCTTCTCCTCACTATCTTTACCACTAAATGCAAATGGAGTATTATAAGGCCCTGCTGCTGCCGATGTATTCATCTCATCAACTTTCAATTCAGCATCCTTATAAATACCACTAATCTTTTGGTCTAATTCTGCTGATAATTCCTTTTTCTTATCGTTTAATTGTTTAAGATGTTGGATATGTTGTTTTTCAGCAGGAGTTCCTTTTGATTGTTTGTATAATTCTAAATGTTTTTGAATTTGGTCTACAACATCACCATACTCTTTATGGATAGTTTTAAGACCTCTTGCCTCTCTAATGATAAATTCTTTTATTTTTTCAGGTAAACCATCATGCTTTGTTGATGCAAAATCCTTAGCATCTTTATCGGACATTGAATCCGCTGCTTTCTCAACTTCCGGAGATGGGTTTTCCATATCACCCTTTTGAGCAGCATGGACCATTCCCATAAATCTTTGTTGTGCTTTTGATTGTGCTGGCATTTCTAATTAGTTTAAGCTAATACATAAACAGAACCACCATTGGTTACTGCTATACTTCTAACGTGGCAAGGGAACGGTTGTCCTGCTGTCAAATGTTCCAATGCAATTGTAGGATGAACCGTACTACCTGTACCAAATCCTTCCAATGTAATTGTACCAGTTACACCACTAACAGGCAATACACCCCAAGCTCTATCTACTAATGCAGATGAACCAGAGTTTACCAATTTTGCGTTAAATGCTCTATAATTTACCATTTTTATTTATTTTAAAGTATTTTTTAACTCACCCAACAATTCATAAGTCATCATCATTGCCGATAAGTGTTCTTCTTTGATTTTTTTAACAGATTTGATTTTCTTTACATTAGCAATTGTTTCTGCCAATTTAATTCTTGTTACCTTATCTGTTAATTTACTACCAACTTCTTTTAGATTTGCAACTAATTTAGTTACCTCGTTACCAACATAATCGTTTAATTTACCTGTGTTGTTGATATTGTTGATATACTCTTTTAACAAAGTTTTCTGTTCTGTTGTTAAATTCTTATACTTTGAATTGAAACTTTCTACTAAGATTTTGTAAGAGATTGCTCTCAAATCTTCATCTTGTTTTCTGTATTCTTCTAAAACTGCATTTTTGATTTTTGCATCTTTGTTTTGAATAGAAGAACTAATTATGTTTTCTGCGATTGTGAAACGAGATGAAACAATATCCGTTGGGTCAAATTGCTCATCTATTGTTGCCACTTCAAATACCTTATAGATAGATGCAAGTGTTTTGTAATTTGAAATTGGAGATTTAATGAACTCATCTATATTATAAGTTTCTTTAATCTCTTTAATAAGATTATACTTTTCTTTTGTAAGTTTTTTCTCGTCTAATCTTTTTCTTGCTTCTAATATCGTATCAATAAACTTTTCAGCTTTTGTTTCGGAATTATATTTCTCATTTATCAAATACTGATATAATTTTAATTCTTTGGATAATTCCTTTTTTGAATTAAAATGTTCTTTTAAAATTGTTTCTGCTACCGATTTATTAGAAGACATAATTTCAGATGTAATTTGTCTTACTAATAATTCAAATATAAATCCAGTATTCTTAAATTTAGAATGTTTAATTTTTTTCATCAATTTTTACAATTTGTCAGATATAAATATATTATTATATTCGTTTATTACTCTTTTGTTAAATCTTCTGTTAAAATAGTTTTTTTATTTCCGTTCATATCCTTAAATATTTCTAAATAAGAATTTTTTCTAGGTTTATATCCAACAGAGTCTTCTTTTTGTTTAAGAGTTTTTATTCCCAATGGGTCTCTACCCTCTGGGTGGTCATCGTGTCCATATCTAACAGGGTCTTTTGGTCTTCCAACTTTACCGTCTTCTTCCAATTCTGCATTTATTCTTTCTATTTCTTCCTCTACATTTGTTGGACCACCCTCAACACCAGTTGGTTTAGCAGGGTCTGTTCCTTGTGTTTCAATTGATGTTAAACGGAACATTTGTTTAGTATCCTCTAACACTTGTAATGTCATTGTATCTTGCTCATCCTTTGCCATCTTCATTACTGCCTCATACATCCATTCTTTGGAGAACATCTTTGTAGTTTGCATTTGTTGGATTAAAGCAACCTTTGAGTTATATAATTCTACTTGCTCTTGCTCATAAATTTTAGATGGGATAGTTAATTCTAATGAGAAATTTGTTAATCTTTCATCCTCTATACCTTGTGCATATAAGTGAACAATTGCAATTTTAGTCAATTCTGAAATGATTACTCTTTGAATTCTCTCAATAGTTTTAGCAAAACGAATATCCATAGCAGCAAGGGTTGCCTTACCGTTTGTATCTTCTTCGTATCCTAAATATGCTTTTGGAATTTTCAATGCTGCCATTAACTTACCTTTTAAGTAGTTAAGGTCATCAATCATATTATATTCTAAACCTTTTAATGTATCGATAGATGTACCATTATCACTACCACGAACTGGCATATAGTAATCTTCAATAAGGTTTTGGATATTGTATTTTAAGTTATACTCACCGGTTTTATCATCAATAAATGGAACTTTCTTTGATGCATTTATAATCTTCTGCATGTAGTTATCCACTTCATTTGGTGGGATATTACCAACATCTACTTTAAAGATTCTTTTTTCAGGTGCTCTCATCACTCTGTGAATCAACATAGCATCCTCCATTAACATCAATTGTTTCCAAACTCTTCTAGCTCCTTCAATCATAGATTTTCCGTAAGGTAAGAAGTTTGAATCGGAATTTAAACGAAAGTGAGCAATTTCATAGTTTTCAAATTCTTTTTTAGGAGAACTTAATGCTCCACCATATGGATTCATATAGGGTGCATAGATAAATTTAACTCTCTGTGGATTTTCTGCATCAAAACCTTCTACTCTACTCATTTCGTAAGTAGATAGTGGTAATACATTTATAATACCCAATTTATCAGCCATTTCTAATTGTAAAAAGAAATCACCGTATTTAACTAAGTTTCTTGTCCAAGGCCAAAGATTAAATTCAACATTTAAAATATCATAGAAAAGATTTTCTAATATTTGTTTGATATTATCATCTTCGTGATGTATCTTTAATACATTACCCATTTCGTTTCTAGCAGTACACTCATCGGCATAAACATCTAATGCAGATGCCAAAACAGGGTCCATATCCATTGAATCGTAATCTCTAAATAGGTCAATACGAACTTGCGCATATGCCATAGAAGATTCAATTTGACCTGAACCGTAATTTGTAACCTTTAATTTCATATAACGGTCAATAAGATTGGTCGTCATATTTTGGTACTCGTCTGTATCAATTACCTTAACTCCATTCGGTGTCTGTCTAACAATTGTGTTAGTTGAAAAGAGTTTCTGTAATCTACTAAATACTGATTTATCTGCCATTTTTAATTTGTAAAGTATCTATAAAGATAATAATTTTTTTTGTAATTTCCAAATATTATTACCACTTTCTGCAAGACCAATATCTTGCCTTATGTCTCGGACCTGGTTGGTCACAATTGTGTCTTGCTCTAAAACTTCTTCTTCTATCTGGATTGTTCTTTTTAATTTTAACTCCTTTTTGACCAAAGTTTACTTTTACAACATTACCAGCTGGATTTTTAACATATACTTTAAATTTCTTAACATCACCTGCCATTGGTTTACCCAATTGAACTTGTCTACCTTGATATTCAGCTTCTCTTAAACATTGACATCCTTCATTTAAGTTTTTGTCATATCCTCTCATAAATGAAATGAAATCTGCCATATCCTCATCTTCAACATCATATTCTTCTGGTTCAACTAAACCATAGTTTACATCATCATCCGAATTGATGTCTTCACTTACAGGTACACAATTTGGAACTTGTCTACCATCTTTCTCTTTCATACCAACTTGCTGATAACCTTTCCAACAAGGTCCTTTATCTTCTGATACCGGAACACAGTTAGGGACTTCTCTACCGTCCTTTTCTTTCATTCCAACCATCTCATACCCTTTCCAACAAGGGTTTTCTAATTCTTTGAGTATTTTAGTTAAATCCATTTTAAAAATATGTTATATCCAACCTATAAATATATAAAAATTACCGAAGTAACCAAGTTAAATTTTCAGTCTCTCCTCTACCCACTTCCATTTCGTATGGGTTTTGTTTTAAATAACCAGTTGAAATCACACCCTGATAATGATTTACCGTTGTGGAATTCAACATATTTTTAGTTAAATCTATTCCTTCTTGTCTTAAACGAAGAGCAGTATTACGAACCCACAATCCAATACCCAATGCCATTACTAAGTCATCATTGTATCCTTTCATTGCTTCTGCTCTACCACCACTCCAAATAAATGTGAATAATTCATCTATCAATCTACTACTACGAATAAGAATATCTCTATCATTCATATATGTATCCAATGCCGAAATGATTAGAGGACGAGTTTTAGATGTAGTTGAGAATCCGGCAACCATTTGTTTTTCATCTCTGTAATATTTGTTACTCATCTGTCTTTCAACATCTATATATTTTAGGTCATTACTCATATAAAATAGATTTTGGTATCCTCTATCTATAATCTGTTGAATACATGCCCAACCTACGTTTGAGTTCTCTACTACCAATAATGCGTTATTATATTCAGTTGCTAATGCAGTTAGGAAATTTCCAAAATCTTTTGTGTCAATTTTACCTCTGTATTCAGCAACTTGTGAACAATCTTCTATATCTAATACCTGTGCAGTAGAATAATCGGCTCCATCTCCACGGGCAACGTCAGCTACAACCATATATTGTTTGTTGTAGTTTGGATATTCCCATTTCCATAGGTTTCTATCAAATCCTGCTTTCTCAACTGGCTCCATAACATAAGTGTTCTTATACCAAGTTAATAGTTCGGGTTCAATTACCGTAGCACCTGAACCAACAAAGTCACAATCACATTCTTGTGCCGCACCCTTTGCTCCCAAAATACGAGTTTGTTCATCTCTCCAAGCTT